ACTGCGAAACCCGACGGATAGACATCCGAGGAAAACTTATTATACCAGCCTGCTCCAATTCCCGGACGGCGGGACATGGTAACGAATTCGGGCTTACGTCCCTTATAGAAATGTTCCTTCCGTTCTTTATCCGATACCATTCGCATACTTTCATATAACTCCTCTCCTTTCAAATCCTCTTTACTCCACTTCTTCAAAACATACCGAGCAACATAAGCAGCACTCTCAAAAGTAACATCACCAATAGTAGAAAAACCAAAAGGCCACAACTTAGAAAGGAGATCAGAAGTATATAACTTACCTTTATCAGTATCCTTCAAAATTTTTTTATCAGGAAAATCATAACCAAATAAACAGGCATGGTGATGAGGACGAGACAACTTCGAACCATATTCGCCACAATGGAAAAAACGCACCTTATTAGGTGCGATCGCTTGACGCAACCGCTTCATAAAATTTTGGAAATCAGAGACCTTCAAAGAATCAGAAACATTATCCTCATTAAAAGTCAACGTAACAAAACAATTATCATCATACAACGAAGCCTCATGCACACAACGCAAAGCCCAAGACAAAGACCTATCCAAACGGCAACCTATACACCTTCCACAAGGCACCTGGACAGGCACAGGCACTAAACATTTATCAGAAGAAAAGACCAATGATCTTTTACCAGACTCATTGATCTTATCTGAATAATAACCTGTCAAAGGATGGTAACAAGGCATTAAAACCTATAACCTCCACGCATCGGGTTAATTCCTAAATTAGCCGAATTAATCATTGAAGCCGTCCTCGAAAAGACACGACGATCTTTACCACGACGGGCTTTCATACGATACGCCATAGCACACCTCCTTTCTACTTAATGGACTTAAAAACATTACCTAAAGGACCAAGAACAGAACCGACACTATCTTGAACATCAATGCCAAGATCTTTCTGCCAAGCAGGACGCTTAATACGACGACGCTCCTCATACTTCTTACGCTCACGCTCTGTCTCTAAATAATCATTTTCAATAGCAGCCCGACGAGCTTCCTCGCCAAACTTAACAGCTTGAGCAGAATTAACAATCGTTTGAGATCGCTGAGTAGCGATCTGAGACTTCATCAACTCAGAGGAAAGAACATTAGCAGAAGCAGCAGACCAACCTTGTTGAATAACACCAGCACCACTTTCAACACGCGCGGGGGGAAGAATAGGAGTAGCAGAACCACCTAAACGAGCAGACAAAATAGGATTAAGACCTGCTGCCTTAAGATCAGCAACCTGCCTCTGATGAGCCGTATTAGCCAATTCTTCTTCCCAATTCTGAGCCTCACGTTGCAATGAAATATTCGTTTCATTAGCAGATTCCTGAACTTCCTTAGCAGAATGAGCACCAATCAAATTACCTGCAATAGAAGCAATAGCAGGAATAGCTGCGGCCCAAAAAGCCATATTAGCCTTTCCGCTGGCCTTTCATAACACCAAAACCAAAGGCAGCAATATTAGAAATAACCAAAGCAATTATCTCACCAATCGACGGAATAGAAAATTGAGCAACTGGCTCAACAGCATTATAAGTCAACTGCTGAACCTTCTCCATTTCCGACATACAAACAGGATCGCCCTTACAAGCCTTATAATTATCAATCGATTTGTTGACGGCAACACAACCTAAAAAAGTCAACAACAAAAGAACAAACATATACTTACGCATCGAACACCTCCTTAGAAATGATCAATCAAACCGGGAACCGAATAAACAGGCATCGGACGAGCGGTCCGGCACTGAATATAAGAATCCATAATAAAATGAGGACCAGAAACCGCAAGCACACGCTCCATAGGAGGATTCTCCACAATAAAAGCAGGAGAGAGCGAAGGACATTCTGCAAACTCCTGAGAAAGATGCCAAGCATCAAGAGGCGTAGTATAAGTGGACCTCATCTGACCCGTAATCTTAGACGGGTAATAACGATATTCAGCCCATCTCTCCTGATAACCAAAAACATCATTATCCAGCAAAGGCTCAACAACACCGGCCGTGGAATTATCGCAATAAATTTCCTTATTCAAAACAGCCTGTTCACCAAGATGGGCAAGGCCAGGCCAGTAATAATCCCAACGGGTCAACCGAGAAAACATCCTCGGTAGTCCCTGCTGATACGTAAGATCAGCACGAACAGACAAAAGACCAATAAGAACACAGTGCTCGGTAAAACTCTTAGTAAAACCAGCATTTTTAGCCGTAATAGTACCAATAGCAGCCAAACTACCCAGCTTACGACCTATAGGCTCATCAGAAGAATCGAAGTTCTCATTCGTTTGGGCAACAGAAGTCAACTGAACATTAGCAGAAGTACCTCCAAGATACTCTGGACGCTGCAAACGAGCATCAGGAGAAACAACACCAAAATGAGCACGAACTAACTCGGTATAACGAGTACCACCGCGAGCATCACGTTCATAAAGGCGCTGTAACTGAAACGCCTGACGCAAAGCATTGATACTAGAAGCAGTGGCAACTGACAAATCAACTTCTAAAGGAGTAGCTCCAGCAACAGTAGTATTATTTGCGAACAAATAAGTATTATGAGCAATTAATGGATGCGCACCATCGTTATAAAGAACACTTAATCGAGGTGACGTCCCATCAGGATTCCAATTCGAATCGGCTACAACAGGGGCAGTGTCGCCCAAAGGCAACTCAACAGCAGGGCCTTTCTGAGGCCAAGGCAAACATGAGGTAAAATAATCATGCCTCTTTCCACGACGTAACAAAACATAATCCGTAGCAGAATCAGGACCATCATCAGTATCAACAACAACAGATTCTTGAAGATTCTGATCACGATACCATTGATTCCAAATCAAATTATAGGCACGATGCCAAAGAGCAGAATGAGACAAACTCTTAACACCCGTCGGCAAACCAAAATAATCAGAAAGACTACCAGAAGTCCATCCAGTATCAGCAGGAGAAACAATCTGAGGAACGTAAAAATCCGTCGAATCCTCAGGATTAATTTGTTCACCCATAAACTTCTGAAAATTCGCCCAAATAAGACGAAGCGGAACCGCAAAATAATGAACATCCATCACCATATTATCCATGAGCGGATAAATGGGCGTGGCCATACGAGCAAAAATGGTAGCATTAAGATTAAAAGTATCACCTGGCAAAGCCTCATCCACATAAAAAGGCACAAGATACCCTGCATCAAACGTAGTCTTGTGACCATGAGAACGATTAAAAATAGACCTTGGAATATCGGCCTTCGGAATCCTAGAAAAATCATGCTTCATAACAGTTTTCATCACACACCTTCCTTTTCTTCAATAAAATCATCAGACTTAGTCAAAAGACAAACATCAGATAACTGCAAATGCTCACGCAAATTCAAACGATACTTTATATAATCAACCAATTCGGCTGTATCAACAGAAACACCTTCCATAACTCTAACCGTCACCATAAACTTCCATTCTTTCCATCTTTTCATCGGAAACCTCTTTCAGTTTATGTCACTCCGACCATTTACATCAAGTAATATATATGGTCGGAGTAGTTACGGCCTGTTAGGCCGTCGGCTCTCCCTCTGGTCGAGCCCCTTCAGATGCTAACCTGGCAGCCTCTTCTTCTTCCTTCAAAACAGCAAGATAATCGGGATTATCTTTAGGCAACAAACCAAGAGCAACGCTCTCCTTCACATTAGCACGATCTGAAATAAAATTAAGAGCGTTAGCAACGTCATTATCGAACTTAGCACGAACAGAAGCCGGCAAAGTCATGAAATCTTTCTCGGCTTGCTGCACTCGAGAAACCATTGTTGCATAATCAGGAATATCCGAAAAATCACCAAAACGAGGAACACGATCAGAAGAAATCAAACGGGGGTCCACAAGGACCCCCGTTTTCTTATATCTGGACATAATGTTATTAATATCCGCATCCTTAGCGAAACTCTGATGAGTTCGAGACCTAGAATACGGACTAGAATCCGAAAACTTCAACTTGGCATCATTAGAACCACGCAAAAACATAATAAACCTCCATAAAATTAAGAAACATAATCAGTAGCATTAGCCAAGAACTCTGGCTGCGAGAGAGACTCCAACGCACCAGAAACATCATCGTAAAAACCGATGTTATACAATTTAAAGTCCGAGGGATGCTTATTAACATTAGTCCCTTTCTCACCTACAAGATCGGAAAACGCGCGCAAGGCAAGGCCATTATGAGCCATAAAAAAAGGTTGACTAAAAACTTGGGCCTTCTCATCAAAAATACTAAACACCTTAAGCTTCATCTTCAAACCTCCTCTTTAACTGTTTAATTAAACCTTGCTTAACAACCTCACGCCTTAACAACGCCGATCTATCATTATCAGGATTAGCCTGAGCACGCCTTAACCTGTCATTTTTCAATATAGCAAAATCAAACTCATTGTCAAGTTCAAAAAGAGAATCATAATACTTAGGCAACTTCACTTTTTTTCCACTCGGCAAGACTGCGAAACCCGACGGATAGACATCCGAGGAAAACTTATTATACCAGCCTGCTCCAATTCCCGGACGGCGGGACATGGTAACGAATTCGGGCTTACGTCCCTTATAGAAATGTTCCTTCC